GACAAACTTGAAGGTTCATTGACTCGCCTTCCAGAACGTGATGAAATCAACCCAGAAATCAACGAAGCACTTGTCGTTGAATTCTACAACAAAATGTTGTAATATCTTTTTAACTATGACAGGCTGGAAAGCCTTTAAACAAAGCACTTTAGGTATTTTCCCTAGAGTGCTTTGTTTCTTTTTACTACCCTTTTAGTTACCTATGACTAATTTTTGTATAGTAAGAGGGTGTACCTTTTCGGGTTCACCCTGTATTTTACTGTATTTACAAATTGCTGATTGCCGTTTCAAAGATCGAGACGGCTTTTTTTGCGCCTTCTTTTGTAGCGTGAACGTATGTATTTAATGTCATTGTTATATTAGAGTGGCCTAGTCTATATTGAAGATCTTTGGCTTCTATTCCAGCGTAAAGCATAATAGTAGCATGGGTATGACGGAAACCATGAAAACTTATGTCGGGTACCCCAGCGCTCTTAAAATGCCCCTGGAGTCTCTTTCTCAATAAGCATGCGTAAGCGTATTTGGTAGTAAAAGGTGTAAACACAATATTTTCAGATTTTCCCAGTTTCCACCATTCCAATTGTTGGCGCTTTTTATACTGCTTTAGAAGTGAGATTGTCGCTGGATCTATTTCAACATCTCTTAGCCCAGCTTTTGACTTAGGAGTATTTGTTTCTTGATATCTGTTTAAAGTCTTAGATATGCTGATCGTACCTGTTTTTAGGTTTATATCAGACCATTCAAGGGCTAGAGCTTCCCCAATACGGCAACCAGTGGCCAACAAAGTTTTATAAAGAACGTAATCAAAAAGATTTTCATATAAAGTTAGATCCAAACTATCAAGATAGGCTAGAAATTGCTTTAATTCTTGATTGCTGAAAAATCTAATCTTTTGTTCTTTTGCTTGTTGTTTACGTGGGATAATAACATCACGGGCTGGATTGTGCTGGATCACTTGCATAGTGACCCCATATTGAAGTATACGGCGGTTAATATTGTTTAGAAAGCTATAATTTGCGTATGCTCCCTTTTCCCCCTTATTCGCTCTATCAGCCCATTTATTGACTTGTTGTTGAATAATAGGAGTAGTTAGGCTATTTAGTTTATAATCGCCAAAAACTGGCAAAATATGAAGCCTTACAATGCCTTCCATAGATTGTTGGGAGTTTGGTTTGATTGTATTTTTATAGCTCTCCCACCATAGAGAAACTAACTCTCTATAAGTAGTGATCGTTGGTTTATTTTTAGCACAATATCCATTGTTGGCAAAGGTATTAATAGCTTCCCTTGCCTTGATTTTAACTGCAGTTTTAGTATTAGCGGTAACAGTAGTACGGGCCTTTTTCCCCGTCATCTGATCCACACCTAAATAGACGCTAGCACGGTAAACAGTCTGGCCATTCTTTTTTACTACGGTTTTAATATTCATTTTCTTTCCTTTCCATCAACAGGCAAGCGGATAGGTGAGAAAAGAAAACTAAATAAATGTGACAACGTTGTCACTTTTAAGTTTATTAAATGCGACCATGTGGTCGTATTTGCTATTTCTTGGGCTTTCTAAATTACCCAACGTTGGGTAATTTGAAATTGTTCAACGTTGAACGATTTTAGATTATGTTGCAACGTTGCAACATTTCGAAACGTTTCGAAATTTGATAAACGACAACGTTGTCGCTTTTAGGTTAATAAATATGATCGTGTGGTCGTATTTATTAAAGTAGCATTTCATATTTCCCAATTTTTGGAAAATTTATTTAATGGAACGTTTCACTTGTTAAAATGTCGAAACGTTACGACTTTTTAAAATCATCAGAATACTTGCTAGAAACCGCATAGCGCAATAATATTCTTATATTATCTTGAACTTCTTTGGGAGAATTAGAAAAATTTATTAATAGTTCAAATAGATCATCATTAATTTTAGATTTATAAATTTGTTCAAATTGGTTATATGTTAGATATTCTTTATTTTTTATTATTTCTATATATAAATCTTGTATTTTTTCTTCTCTCGGTGTATAAGGAGTAGGCATTTCATAACCTAATACTTCTGGAACTGTAACATTGAAATAATCAGCAATTCTATTGATGTTTTTAGATCTAATTGCAGTCTCTCCATTTTCCCAGCGCTGGAGTGTTCTAAGATTAATTCCTAGCTCCTGTGAAAGTTTATCTTGTGATAAACCTTTAGCTTCTCTAAGATCTTTAATTTTATTCATATAAATTTAGTACCTTTCGACAATATTATAAGACATTACGGCACAAAAAGCCACTTTTTTTAAAAAAAAAGAAAAAAATGCTTGACATAAGACTTTTAATGTCGTAAAATAAAATCAGAAAAGGCATTAAATGCCGTAACGAGAGGAGGAAAAACAAATGCTTATTACTATTGAAACGGCTATAAAAGTAAGAAAAAAAAGAGCAGTCGAACAATTGACAAAAAAAGCACTATCAGAAAAGTTAGGGATTAAGTCCCAGACTCTAACGAAAGTTGAACAAGGAGATTATGATGCACCAAGACGAATATATCAGTCAGTAATGGATTGGTTAACATGTGATTTATAATTTCTTTAAAGTATTTTTATAAATGAAAAGAAGGTATACATAATGGATACAGGATTATGAAAAATGATAACAAAAAAAGTCAAATACTCGCCTTCGCCAAAAATTGAGTATATGACTTAAAAGAAACTGGTACCTAGAAAGAATACTTTCTAAATACTTTTTATGTACCTAGTATATCAAAAATTAGAGAGGTGCACAAGGTGAAAGGAAAGAAGTTTTCCCATTATCCCCGCTTATTAAGTAGGGCAGTGACATTGGTTTCACAACTATACCATGGAGAAATTACAAGATCTGATTTTGATGTCTTTTATAAAAGACTTGGAGATCAGATAGAACATGAAAAAAAATTAGATAATTAATCACTTATTAAACAGGCAAGCGGATAGGTGAAAAAAGAAAAACAGTTATAAGAAAAGTCATGCTGACAGGGCAATTTAAAGGCTTTGTTTAGTAAATTAATGGATATCTATCCATGAAAAATCTCTATAAACCGCCTATAGATCAGGAGAAATAGCTGATTTAGAGGAGGTTAGAAGTTAAAAAGAGAATGAGGAAAATAAAATGAATGAATGGAATTTACCAACTGACAAAACCATTATTTTACTTGTAATTCTATTTAGAATTGTATGGAAAATATGGAATAGGCCAAGTCCAATCAAACTAGTTGAAGAAAAAGAAAAGGTAGAAGTTTCAAAAGGATTAAATCCAGATTATGGGGCTTATGTTTGGTTAGCTGGTAAGCATTTTAATTGAAAGGGGACAAAATGGAATTACTATCAAAGGAAATTCAATTGGAATGGCTTCAAACACAAAAAGCGACTTTAGAAACCCTTGTCAATTTAGAAATGGAACGAAAAGGCAAACTAGATCTTATTACTAGAGAAGAATTAAAAGAGGCTCTAGGAGTTTCAGGAGAAACGCTAAGAAATTGGGAAATGATGGGCTTACAACGTTTTCAAACTCCAATGGAAAGAGCTAGAAAAGTGTATTATCGTCCAAGTGATATTTATTTATTCTTATCAGTGAGGTGAGAGAAATGGAAGTACAATATTTTGAATCATCTATAGGCTTTAACGAAGCGTTTTATATTGATACATTAGATCTTTTATTCTTGCCATTCGGCATAGACAAAGAAAATGAAAAGAAAATTATCAAGCATTTTGAAGAGGTAGAAAGATGTATAGGCAAGTGATTATATTTCTTAAAAAACAAAAAATACCAGATTTTGACTTTATGAAAAATAACCCTACAAAGGTTTATAAAAAGAACGATTGGTATGCTTTCCCTTACTATGAACCACTTGGGGAAAATCTAACAGAGCAAGTAAGTTCTAAAATGATGATCCAGTTTGTTAAGAACTTTAAAGAACTGGAAGATAGGGGATGGCATTTAGTCCGTGATTTACCGATCAGTCATTTAAATGGTGAATTATTAGAGTTTTTACAACTCTATGAAGCCTATAAACTCGGTTCGCTTAGGAATGGGAATGGGTTGGAATTTAGTGGGCAATTACTTGATTTTGTAGCTTATGGAATTAATGACCGTTCAGATGTCTCATTATTCCTTAAAATGATGGTAGGGGCTGGATATGACTTAGATATTATCATTCAGATCTTTACCAATATTGTGAAAAGAAAATCCCTTTCCAGTGATTTTGTGCAGTTAATCAATCGTTATGAGGTAACTACATGAGTGTAAAAAAAGCATTAGAAAAGACAATACAAGAAGAGCGGGCTTCTCCGAACTTTCCAAACCTTACAGAAAGAAGAGAAACAGAAACCGAAAATAATAGTCTCGGCTTAGTTGAAAAGGCCAAAGGAAAAGGCTGGGCTTCTAGTTTAGATAATTTGAGTAAAATTATAAGTGGCGATAGTAAACTAAAAGAAAAACTAAGATACAATGAGTTCACACATGAAATTGATATTATCGGTTCATTAAAACTCAATAGCGATAACGGGATTTCTGGGGTGGCAGATGATAGTGTTTTAAAAGAAATTCGTCTGTATATTGCAAAAAAATATAAAGTAGATTTTAAAAAGAGCGATATCTCTGACACTTTGGAAGTTGTGGCCCGTACACAAGGTTACAACCCCTTGAAAAATTTCTTGCTGGAATGTGAAAGGGAATATAATTCTTGTAGTGATCCACCAGAAACATTTAATATTTTACGTCAATATCTTAATGTAGAAGATGGTAAATACAATCGGATAATATTTGATCTATTTTTCCGTGGAGCAGTTGCGAAAGTGTTTGATCCTAGTGTAAAGTTTGATTTTGTATTAGATTTGACAGGTAAACAAGGGGTAGGAAAGACACAATTTTTTGAAGGCTTGTTTACAGATCAATACTTCACAACCGTTGAAACATTCACGGATAAAGACGATAAAGCCCGAATGGTGCGAAATTGGTGCGTTTTTGATGATGAAATGGTCGCAACTAAAAAGACCAGTTTCCAAGAATTAAAAAGGTTCATAACTGATAGAAAAATTGAATATCGTCCACCTTATGGAAGTACAGATAGGCGATTACTGAAAAACTTTGTTATTGTACGGGCAACAAACCAACCCGACTTCTTAAATGATTTGACTGGAGAGAGACGCTTTCTAGTTGCAGAAGTATATAAAGATAGTTCCTACAGAGGTAGAAACTGGACTGAAAATGATCGTAGGAGGTTCTGGGGGGGAATGGTTAAGGCTTGGAGAGATAATAAAGACTTAACCCTATCAGATGAACAAGAAGCCCTAGTAAACGCTATACGGGCCAAATATAAAGCTATAGATGAAGAATTAGAAGACCTTGAAAGATACCTTAATACTCCGTATCCCGAAAAAATGTATTTTAGCCCTCCTACTGATAAAGTTAGGAAATATTTTATCCATGAAATTTTAAATAATGGAATGTGGCTTAATGGCAATGGTGAGGAAGAAAAACTAGATGAAAAATACGGGAAATTAGTTGAACGTGATCGCTTAACTGTCAACCTATTTTTTAAAGAAGTCTATCTGAACGATAGCCCTACGCCAAAACAAAAGGCCAAGATTAGGCTGGCAATGCAAAATAAAAAGGATTGGGGCTATAAAAATAGTGTAAAATTCGGAAGGGTTGTAACATCTGGTTTTTTCAAATAATAAATTATCATGGTAGGAATTTCGGAAAAAAAGTAGGAAAAAGGCCCAAAAAAATCCTACCACTGAACCCGTTGGGAGAGTAGGCTTCTACCTAGTAAATGAGTATTGCGGTAGGAAACTAAAAATAAAAATCCTACCACTGAAACCCATTGGGAGAGTAAGGGAAAGATAATAATGGTAGGAAAAATACAACATTTATTAATAAACTTATTATTATTAAATAAGTTATAGGTATATGTGTTATAAGTTGTTAAGTTGTCTAAAAAAAATCCTACTTTCCTACTTTTTGCGAAAAACGTTGATTTGACGGGCTAAATTTGGTAGGAAAATTTTCCTACACTTTCCTACCAGTTTAAAAAAATCCTACTATGAATACTAAAAAAGGAGGTGTAAAATGGAACACAATTCAAAAACTACTAAGCAACAAAAATTTACATACCACTTCAAAGAAGCGGAAACCGCCAAAAAGGCACTAGAGGCTATAACAGGCTACTTAGTTGCTACATATTTTGGAATGGAAGCAGTGATTAATGTTTCAAGAAGTAAAGAAACACATATTAAAAATAAGTTGACTTTGACATATGTTTCAGATGATGATATCAGAGGATCTTTGAAGAGGATCTGTAAATTCTATGATGATTTCAGATCAGAATTGACTATAGATTTTACAGAAAAATGGGGTGGTTTATAATGGATAAACTGACAGAAGGGTGGTTATATTTCTTAAAAAATGGTATAATTAAGAGTGTAGAACTCCCAGAGTTTGGGGAATTAAACATTAAAATTTCTGATGGTGTAGTAACACTAGTTGAAGTAAAAAATAAAATTAAAATTTAAATACTGACCGAAACAATCGGAGGTAGGACATGAAAAACGCTAACAGTTTTTGTCTTACTTTCGGTTGTTTTTTAGTTGAAAATTGAAAGGAATAAAATAAAATGACAATGAAATTAAATGGACAAACTAAAAACGCTTATGAACAAGCTAAAGCAAAATTTATGAACGCAGTTAAGAATAACGCCTCACAAGAGGAACAAGGAATTTTATATGGAGAAATGCTAGATAAATTACAGGATCACATGATTTCAGAAGCACGTCAAGGAGTTAATAACGATTATAGCGCAACTCGAACCCCCCACTTATCGGGAGAAGAAGTAACATTTTTCAATGAGCTTGATAAGGAACTACCAGTAGGGATTGAAAAACTATTACCAGAACAAACAATCGATCGAATTTTTGAAGATATTATAAAAGAACACCCACTTTTTGAAAAAATCGGCTTGCAAAATGCGGGCTTACGTTTGAAATTTATTAGTTCTGAAAATACTGGATCTGCAACATGGGGGAAAATCTTTGGTGAGATTAAGGGACAACTAAAAGCGAGTTTCGGAAGTCGTCAAGAAATTCAAAATAAATTAACTGCTTTCGTTGTAATTCCAAAGGATTTCAAAGATTACGGTGCAGAATGGATTGAAAACTATATCCGTAAACAATTAACAGAAGCCTTTGCCTTAGCTCTTGAAGAGGCTTTCTTGAATGGTGATGGAGATAATAAACCTGTTGGACTAACTAAGAAGATTGTCGGAAACGTTCAAAGTGGGGTAACAACTCACCCTAAAAAAGAAAAACAAACAAGTAAGATTACTTTTGAAAGTCCTAGAGCAACTATCAACCAAGTGGCAGATATCTTTAAATTCCATTCTGAAAAAGAAAACGGGGACAAATACACTGATGTTACTAATAAAGTAGTTTTAGTGGTAAATCCTTCTGAAATTTGGGAGATCGAAAAAGCACTAACTAACTTGAATGATAATGCAGACTATAAGAAAGCAGTTCCTTTAGGCTTACAAATTATTCCATCAGTTGCACAAGAAAAAGGGTTTGCAACCTCCTTTGTACAAGGGCGTTATGACGCATTTGTAGGCGGTGGTATCGACATTCAGCGCTATCAAGAAACTCTAGCAGTTGAAGATATGGATCTATTTGTTGCTAAACAATTTGCATATGGAAAAGCACATGATGAAAAAGTTTCTGCAATTTGGGAGCTTGATTTTTCTAAAATTAACGGCCAAGGCATTGGGGGTTAATGAATGAAAAATAATGATATTGAAGAATTGTACTTTCTATATCTAAATTGTAATAAAATCTATCTAAACCCTTTCAAGAAACTGTTAGAAAAATGGTATGAAATGAAAGGGGAGAAAGAAACAATCAATGCCCTTAATAGTCTTGAAAAAGAAAAAGAAGACTTATTAGAAGAAATTGAGAGCTATAAAGTAGATTTTCAAAACACCTTGGAAGCTCCAGATAAAACCACATTAGATAAAGAGAAAGTCTTGTCAGAAGAATTTACAAAGCGATTAGAGAAAATACATAGTGAAAGTATCAAATATATTTCTAACTGGAATAATCTGATCGATAATAAAATTACCCCTTTAATCTCGAAACTAAAACAGGAGTATTTAGAGCAAAAGGAAAGTTATAAAACAGATATCAGTATCTTTCTTGAAGACTTGGGAAACTTTTTCAAGGGTGGAGATATTGAGCAAGAAGCAAGATACTTTGTAAACAATAAGATTACAGATAAGTATATATTCAAAGTAGTTGATCCAGCTAAAAAGGATAAAGAATATTATACAAAGAAAGGCCAAGGACATCTATACCAAGAGGCCTTGGAAAGACTTCTAAAAGCATACAACCTTTCATTTGATATGATCTTATGGAGTGATCTACTGCATGAAGAACTTATACTAGATCAAAAGGTATCAAGTGGCAAACCGTCAGAGTTCAATGCTTACATATCTTCAGTAGTCGACAGCTATATCGAAAGAAAAGAAAAAGAAATGATAGGTGCGTACAATATCTTGAATGGACTACCAGAGAAGAAACAAAGTCTAATAGGAAAGATATTTAAATAGAATAGAAAGATAGGTTTCGGCCTATCTTTTTATCATTCAATATTATCAATTAGACATAACGAGAGAAACGCTAATTCATTTTCAAAAATCTTGTAGTTCCTTGGTACGCTTGGGGTTTGGTGAATAAACGAATTAGACAGAATGTAAGATATGTCTAAGTCAGATGTGATAAAGAAGATAGGAAGAAATATAATTAGTAACTAAATAAGTGAATAACTTATATGAGTTAGAAGAAGAAAAGTTAGGATCTTATTTAAAGTCTAGATCTTGTGTGAGATTGAAACAGAAGAATATAATTAGTTAGTTTCCTTTTATAATATGAATAACAATTGGTATTTAATGAACAGTGTGTTCTTATTGCATGGTGAATGATTTTTTAAATCAGATTGATTACACAAAAATAGATAAGTAAAAGGAATTCATAGCGAATGAGAATGAAACATAAAACAAAGGGTATGCTTTCTTGTTTGTATGTCGTTTCAGATTGTTTCAGATCCAAAAAATTTGAACCCCCCTATTGAAAAAAATCGATCAAAATCGGCTTCTGGGAACCGGTGGGAGGGGTCGATTTTCTAAATATAAGGGTTAATTTTTAAGGGGGTGGGGGTGAAGGTCAAAAAAAGTCAAAGATTTTAAAAAAGCCCCAAATTTTGGAGCTTAATTCTTGCCTGTTGAACTCATTAGATTTAGTTCCTTTTTTACTACCCTTTAAGTTACCCCAGCATGTCTCACTTTGTTAGTGATTGTTGAAATACAATGTTTTTGGTGGTTAGGTTGCCTTATTATTACTATACGTGTTTGAGTGCTGATAACAAAATGCTTTAATTTTAAGATATACCTTACAGAAAGCCTACAACAGTGGGCTTTTTGTTTTGTCTTAAAGGGTTGATTTCTGGGTTTGTTCAGTTACAAATTTTCTAAAGCTGTTTCATTAAATGAGACAGTTTTTTGTTTTCTTAAAACCTAAACCTGCTAATAAAAAAACTCCTGATCTAGATCGATCAGGAGAGACTGTTACCGTAACATTTTCATTAAAAATTCAGCCATTTGTTGAGGGCTTTCTTTTTTTCCGCGAGAAACCCACATTTGACAGACTCCGAAGAAGGCATTGGTCAGATAGACAGAACTGTAGACTCTTTCAATATCTGTTAATGATTTATGACTATAGCGCTCTTGCAAACTATCAACCAGAAGAATCTGTAATTTATGTCGTAAGAAGGTCTGGATTTCCTTGGTTCCATTCTCTGTCAGAAGAACCGCGAAGAGTGGCTCCTTGGTTAGAAATTCGAACACTTCTGTAATCGCTTGGCGCTTGTCATCTTGGTGTTTATCAAAGATATATTCAAGCTTGTGAAAGAGTGCTTGTTGGTAGCTCTCGATCATGTCATACTTGTCTCGATAGTGGGTATAAAAGCTAGAGCGACTAATGCCGGATTCTTGTGCTAACTCAACCGTCGTGATTTGGTCGAATGATTCCTTTTCGAGTAGTCGAACCATCGCCTCCTCGATATTTCGTTTTGTTTTTAATCGTTTATTGCTCTCAGTCATCTGTTAATCCTTTTTGCACAAAATTGTACACAGTGTCTAAAAAATAAGATTTTCTACTTGTGAAAATTTCTAGAAACTGTATAATCTATTATATCAGAAATTTAGACAATGTGTATAAAAAGGAGACAAAAAATATGATGAAAGAATGGAAGGCTATTCTTAAAAAGCCAACATTTATCATTGTCATGATTGGAGTTGCTTTGATTCCAGCTCTTTATAATATTATTTTTCTATCTTCCATGTGGGATCCATATGGCCAGGTTTCGGATCTTCCTGTAGCGGTTGTCAATAAGGATCAATCTGCTACATATAATGGACAAAAAATGGAAATCGGGAAAGACATGGTGTCCAATTTGAAGGACAATGACTCACTTGATTTTCATTTTGTAGATGAGAAAGCTGCGAAAGATGGCCTTAAAAATGGCGATTATTATATGATTGTAACCCTGCCTGAGGATCTTTCAAAAAAAGCTAGCTCCATCTTAACCAATCATCCGGAACAGATGACCATTGATTACCAAACGTCCAGTGGTCATAGTTTTATCGCAGGGAAAATGAGCGACACTGCGATGACAAAAATGAAGCAGTCAGTGGCTGAAAAAGTGACCAATACTTATACAACAGCTTTATTTTTCAAAATGGGATCGCTTAAATCTGGTATGGGGACAGCGGCAGATGGAAGTGCTAAATTAGCAGATGGTGCAAGTAAATTGGAAGATGGTGGTCAAACACTATCTACTAATTTGAATACATTGGCTCGTTCAAGTTTAGCATTTTCAGATGGTGCAACTACTCTTCGTACAGGTCTAGCAGCCTATACAGATGGTGTTGGTCAATTAGGAAATGGTCTCAATCAAATGGCTGGTCAACTTCCAAACTTGGTATCTGGTGTCAATCAATTAAATAATGGGTTTGGTACTTTTAATACAGGCTTGATGGCTTACGCTACCGGAGTGGATCGATTAGGAAATGGTCTCAATCAAATGGCGAGTCAAACCCCTCAGTTGGCTTCAGGAGTTGGTCAATTAACCAGCGGTATGGGGACCCTCAATGATGGTCTTGGGAATTATACCAATGGCGTGCGTCAATTGAATTCGGGCCTATCTAACTTTTCAAATGGTTTAGCAACCTATACAAATGGAGTCGCTACTTTATCAGAAGGAGCGGGTCAATTAAGTAGTCAATCTGCTACCCTTCGAAATGGGGTTTCTCAATTAGAATCAGGTATTCAAACATTATCAAGCCAGCTACAAGCTTCTACAAGTCAATCTGCTCAGATTGATCAATTGGCAGCTGGTTTAAACCAATTAAATGCAGCGATTCAAAATGCTACAGTAGATACCAGTCAACTTTCGTCTGGATTGACGAGTATTGCGAATTCAGCTCAATCAATCCTTGCTTCAGCCCAAGCGGATCGTGCAAATGCCCTTGCAAGTGTGCAAGGAACAGCAGCCTATCAAGCAATGACAGCTGACCAACAAGCGGAAATCAATGCGGCAATCTCATCGAGCCCAAGCTCGAGTGAAACGGCGGCTCAAGGAATCTTGACTACGATTCAAACGATCCAAGGTAGTTTGAATACAGGAAATAGCTTGACACAACTGCAAACGGCAGCCAATCAAGTTTTACCGACAGCTTCTTCTACCTTGACAGACTTGTCAAGTGGCTTGTCTAAGATCCAATCCGCAGTTAGTGGACAATTGTTGCCAGCTAGTCAAACCATCAGTCAAGGGATCAGCGCTTATACAGCTGGTGTCGATAAAATCGCTAATGGAGCAACCCAACTTCAGACGAATAGCAGTACTTTAACAAATGGGGCTAGTCAGTTAGCAGCAGGTGTTGGCCAACTAGATAGTAAATCATCAGAATTACTTGCAGGAAGCAATCAATTAGCTTCTGGTCTAGGTGAGTTAAATGGAAAGATGCCTGCCTTGACATCAGGCATGAATCAACTGGCTTCAGGAGCGACCCAATTAACAGGTAAGTCGGGTGAATTGGTTGCTGGTGCTGGAAAATTAGCTGACGGTGTAGGACAATTGAACAGCAAGACTCCAGAGTTGGCAGGTGGTGTCAATAAACTTGTCACTGGTGTCAATCAGTTGACAGAAAAATCAGGTCAACTGGTGACCGGAGCTGATAAACTAGCCGACGGTGCAAATCAAATCTCAGATGGATCCAGCAAATTAGCAGCAGGTGGCCAAACATTGACAAATGGTTTAGGTGAATTAGCAACAGGAAGCCAAACCTTGAGTCAAGGATTAAACGATGCTAAGGGACAATTGAATGTGGCTACAACTGAAAAAGAAAACGCTAAAACCTTAGCAAATCCAGTCACTATGTCTAAAACAGACCGTGACAATGTCCCGGTGAATGGTGTCGGAATGGCTCCTTATATGATCTCTGTAGCACTCTTTGTTTGTGCCTTGTCAACCAACATGATCTTTGCAAAATTACCATCCGGCAGTCACCCTGAAAGTCGCTGGGCATGGTTTAAATCTCGCTTTGAGGTCAACGGAACGATTGCGGTGATTGCAGGAGTCTTGGTCTATGGTGCCGTTCACTTGATTGGTTTATCAGCTAATCATGAGATGGCTACTCTCTTCCTTTGTGTGATTGGTAGTGTGGCCTTCATGTCTATCGTGACTGCTTTGACAACATGGCAAAGAAAGATCGGTGCTTTCCTTTCCTTGATCCTCTTGCTCTTGCAATTGGCTTCTAGTGCAGGAACCTATCCTCTTGCTTTGACAAATGGCTTTTTCCAAGCCATTCATCCATTCTTGCCAATGAGCTATACCGTTTCTGGTCTTCGTCAAACGATTTCGATGACAGGAGAAATTGGAAATCAAGTGGCCTTCCTTCTGATGACTATTGTTCTTTTTGCAGGCCTCGGAATGTGGTTCTATAATCCAAAAAAATATGAAGAGGACTAATCTTCAAGAACTCCCAACAGAATGTGTTGGGAGTTTTTTTGTTTCATGTGAAACAAGAGGCTGGGACAAAAGTCCTAGCCTCTCAATTGTTTTTGGATTGTCGAGCAAGACGCAGTGGTTGAGTGGG